CCAATCTTTACCCAAAAGGGAAACCAATGAAAAAACCCTTTGGGCGATAACCACAACCAAAAATACTAAATCTTATTTAACTTTCTTATAAAAACTATCAACACTTATTCCTTCTTTCTCTTCATTCTTTAGGATCAACTGTACGTTAAATATAATAGCCGACAAGTGATCTTCGCTTCTATCTCCCATCTCATACTTTGCTAAATGCCGGTGTAGGCTTTCTAATGCAGTTTCAGTTGGCTGACCTTTCTGCCAGTTATTCTTCCCATATTTATTAGCACCTTCACGAAGTAAGTAACCAAATCGTAAACGAGTATATGCAGTTAAGTGGTTTACTAATGGCTTATCGGTATCATCATCTCTCTTGCTGCCACTTTCAAAAATACGCTCGGTATTAATTACATTGCTTACATTCTTTGGATGCTTTTCGTCTAAATGTTTCTGGTACGACTCATCCTGAATATAATTGTACTTGTACTTGAAGCTATCCTCTATGCTCATCGCTTTTGAATTACTAATCTTAATGCCTTTCTAATTTCTTTTAACTCTTGTTCTTTAACTTGTTTCAATTTCATCAAAGCGTCAATTTTCTTTTGCCTTGATATTTCATCTACTAATGCTTCCAATACTCTCATTTTATTCTATCTGCCCAAATTAAAAAATCTTGTTTAAAATAAAGCTCGTTTGTTTCAAAATTAGGCTTGTCTAAATCAATATGGGAAAATGTAAGTACCTTTCCTGATAGTTTAGTTTTTGCCTTATCTACTTTTATTAATTTAACCCTCTCCTTTGTTGATTGACTAAATTGCCATTCGCTGCCAATAAGTTCTTCTATTTTAGTATAAGTCGTCTTCATACTCGTCTTCTAAATTGGCTCTTAATCTTGCTAATGTTTTAGATGACTCTTCATAAAACCTATCCTGCTTATCAACAATACCAAGAGCATATAATGCTTGGCAAAATCTAACATCTGGATTGGCTAAAAGATAATCTTTTACTAATTCTAATAGCTCAATGTTGTAGTTAATTCTCTTGAACGTCATCTGCAACCACAGCTTCTTCAACAACCGGTTCTTCTTGTGGCAAGGTTTTTACAATTACGTCAAATGCTTCTTTTACTACAACTGCATCATCTAATGATAAAATTCCTTTTGACTGGGCAACCAATGCCACTTCTAATAATACTTTTAATGCTTTTTCTTGTTCCATAATCAATAATTTTTGCTAATATAATTAAAATTCAAAATTAGGCTTAATAAAATTCTCAACACTTGTATCGTAGAAAGAAGATAGTGCTAAATTATTTCTAAATAATACCCTTCCAGTTTCTCCATTTCTATTCTTGCGTACAAAGCAAACACATTTACCTTTACTATCCTCCATCTTACCGTCAAACTCAAATTCGGGATAATCGTAATATTCTGCCCTCCACAACATCAATACCATATCCGCATCTTGCTCAATACTACCAGATTCTCTCAAGTGGTGTAGGAAAGGTATTTTAGGGTCAGATGTTTCTACCTGTCGTGATAACTGTGCGATGGCGATAATCGGTATATTTAATTCCTTTGCCAATAACTTTATCTTACGACTAATCTCGGAAATCTCCTGCTCTCTATTGCCTTTGCTCTTGCCTACGTTTATTAGTTGTATATAGTCGATAACAATAAGTTTAATGTCGTGGCGACGTTTCATTGTAATTGCTCTTGCTCTGATGTCGTCAATAGATGCGTTTGGCTTATCGTCAATATGGATTGGTAATGCTCCTAACTTTTGAGATTTCGTAAAATATTCTTGTAACTTACTTTCTTCTAATTCTCTAATCCTTGAGTTAGATATTTGTGTTTCAATAGCAGCAAACTTCTTTGTTAATTCGGTATGGCTCATCTCTAAACTAAAAAAGCCTACTGGTGTATTTTGCTTTGCTAAACGATAGGCAATATTAATCCCAAAAGTTGTCTTGCCCATTCCAGGTCTACCTGCAACAATTACAACCTGTTGGTTCTTAAATCCTATAATTTGCTTATCTAAATCCTTAAATCCACTCTTGCAACCACTAAACTCTCCGTTTAACTCCATTTCCTGCTCTCTAATCAACTCAATTAAAGAATTGGATATATGGATGCCACCTACGTTAGATGTTTCGTTAGAAAGGCTTAAAGTAAGCTCATTTGCCAAAGATAGGTTATCCACCATCTCATCTCCGTTGTAAAGTTTATCTACAAGTTCACTTGCTTTTATAATACCAAGCCTTCTTTTGTAGTTTTCGCTTACAATATCAACATAATATTCAAGAGAGGATGTATTTACTACTCCTGCTGTCAAATCCATTAAGGTATTTATACCACCAATAGAATCTAACTTTTTCTCGGCTTGTAGCTTTGAGTTTATAGAGATTAAATCGGTTGGACGTGATGCAGAAAATTGTTCGCTAATTGCGTTGTAGATTACTTGGTTCTTGTGAGAGTAAAAAGCATCTATTGGCAATTTAGAAATCACCGAGTGTAGTGCTTTAGGTTGGTCAAGTAATATTCCTAAAATAGCATCTTCTATCTCGACTGCTTGTGGTAATTGTTTAACTGGTTTCATTTTTGTGGTTTATACTTTTGATTGTAATGCTATTATTCTTGTTTCTTCTGCTCTTGTAGGTAATAAGTGTTGTTCTATTAGCCAAGATAATTTCTGAAATGGTACGTTATGTTTTTTAGATAACTCCATAACACTAATATCCTGATTTGTATATTCTTCAAATATAGAAACTATTTTTAATTTATCTACCGACCTTAATTTTAATTCCGGATATATATTATAATCCCCTACCGTTACATCGCTCATATTCTTGTATTGCTTTAAATATTTGGTGTGCAACTTGTGGGACGATTGCGTTTCCTCCAGCTTTGACTGACTCGATTCTCCATTTAGGAACGGAGATAGTGTCCAATCGGGTGGGAATCCCATCATTTCCATTATAAATTGGGGGCTGAGTTGGGAAGTTTTCCCAACAATCCCGTGTCTTGCGTGGATGTAATGTTGTAGCATACTGTCTTGAAACTTTGCGTTCTCTCCCGCTCTCGTACATCCCCCCTTCCAATCCGATGCTGTCGGAGTGGGCAACGAACCAAACCCTATCTCTTTTGTGGGGTGCACCAACGCTTGCAGCTGGAAGTACATACGGTTGTACTTCGTACCCTTCAGCTTCCAAGTCAGATTGCACCTCTTCGAATACCAACCCTTCTGACCAATTAATAAGTCCGAGTACGTTTTCGCCCACAATCCAACGTGGTTTAATCTCTCGAATTGCTCGTAACATTTCGGGCCATAGATGGCGTTCGTCTTCTTTTCCAAGCCTTTTTCCTGCTGTTGAGTATGGTTGGCAAGGGAATCCTCCTGTGAGAATGTCAATTGTTTCTCTGTGAATAGAGAAATCTGTTTTTGTAATGTCTGCATAACTTATTGATTTAGGGAAATGATATTTTAATACTTTTTGTCCGAACTCGTTCCACTCGCAATGGAAAATATTATCCCATCCCATCCACTGGGCAGCAAGTTCAAATCCTCCGATACCTGAAAAAAGTGATCCGTGTTTCATATTATAATTTTATTGGTTTTAGGTTCTTGTTTTACAAAGTTAAGATAATTTTCGAATTTACTTGCTTGGAATAAAGTTTGTGGTCTTAAATATTGTTCCCATTCTGTTCCTTTCCATTTAGCAACCATATTATCAACTACTGTTTTAAAATCTTCTAATGTATGGCCTTCATCCATCCTTGCACTTATCATTCTTTGGTTGGCTTTATTACTTTCTTTAAAGTTTGTATTTGCCTTCTCGTTTAAATAAGAAATTACCTCTTTGAATATATTAAGTTTAGTAGTATTATATATAGTATTATTATCTTCGCATTTTTGCGTATAGGTATCCTCATTTTTGCGTATAGGTATAGGCATTTTTGCGTATAGGGTAAGAGTGCGTTTATTGCTATCGTTTTTATCTACTATTGAGTTCAAATAACCTGCTTCTACAAGCTCTGAAACAAGCCGAGAAATGGTAGATTCCGACCTATCCAAAGTTTCTCCCAAGTGCTTATTACTTACATAGCATTTCCCATACTTATTACAAAAATTGGCTATTAGGCAAAACAATAGTTTAGCGTTTACCGATAACTTTTTGTCATAAAAAATATCTGCCGGTAGGGTATAATAATAGCCACTCATTATTAATTTTGTTTAAACTTCTTTTTGTAATTTCTTTTATTAGGTTCTTTGACCTCAAAGTTACTTCCAGTAAAGCTCTTATAAACCTTCTTATATTTTTCAAGGTATTTACTATCAAACTTTATGAGATCATCTGCACAATCTACCTGAAACATAATTGTAGTTCTATGGTAATTAAAAGGTAAAGATATACTCATCTCTAATTCGTTAATATCGTAAAAGTTTTTAATGATATGGAAAAATGTTCTCCTCGCATCCACTAAAATTCTTCTTCTGCTTTTAATAAAAAAGTCATCAATATTTACGTTAAATTCTTTGCAACAAGCATCCGATAGCCTGTTAATTTCTGATTCTCTAAATTTCATTTGTCTTTGGTTTTAATCTTTGTTTAATTATATCACAATATTTACTATCAATTTCATATCCTATTGAATTATATCCATAATCATTACATACTTTTAAAACAGTTCCACTTCCAGAAAATGGGTCTATTACTGTTTCATCTTTATTTACTGTTGTCAATAAAATTCTTTTAATAACCTCTTCTGGTATTTGACAAGGATGCTCTGTTTTTTCTTTACTAACATTTTTAATTTGCTGTATCTCCCACCAATCATATAATTTAGCACCACTTCTACCAGATTCAATCAATTTTTTTACCCTTTTATCATTTGGATTTTTATAAGGTTGTGTCAATTTAGAAAAATCTGGTTTACAACCCCACCAAGAAATAAGCCTATGTTGTTTACCTGTATTAGAATTATAAACCCAAGAAACAACTTGCTCACATTTTCCAAAAATATTAGGAAGTAAATTTATAGTTTCCTCTGGATAGTGTATAATAACGCAAGGTTTTTTTATTGAAGATAATAATAATAAATATTCATCTTTTTTTAAATTGTCTTTATAATTACTATAATGGTAGTTTTGATTATATGGAGGGTCTGTAATAGTTATACCTTTAGGATATTCATAATCTCTGAAATCTCCATTAATTAAAATATTATTCATTTGTCTTTGGTTTTAAAAATTTATCTCCTTTAATCGCTGGTTCTAATGCTCCACAACAAGTGCAAACATATCCAAGCAAGGTTATCTTCCTATAAAATAATTCTCTGTAAGCCTCGTAATATTCTTTGTAAGGAGTTTTATCCTTATACTCGTCCATTACCTTTACATAAAAATAAATTGCTGTCCTATCCTTGTTAAGTTGATGCGAAATGTATTCGGGAGTCATATACAACTCTTTATACATCACATAAGAAATTATCATTCTCGAAGCAGGAAGAGGAGTTACCCTACTTGCACGTCGTAGTGCGTTCGGGGTTGCTCCAGTCAACTCATTAATAGCTTCAAATGCTAAGCTCCAACGATAATCCTCTGTAAACTTAATTTTAGAAAGGGAGGTCGTCGTTTTTTTGTTCGCCTTTAACATAGTCATTTAAGCATAGGAAATGTGTTTGGTATTGCTTTGGCTCTTTTAACTTAACAGCCTTTAGCTTAATTGTAACATTTTCCACTCCATCCTTTGTTGTAAAAGTTCTTTGGAATTTAGCATTTTCTGCATTTGACAAAATTTGCTTTAGTTGGTTAAGGTTTAAGTCAATTAGTAAATCTTCGCCTAACTGATTTGCTCCACCACAATACTGGGTTTGTTTTGTTGTACTCATTTTTGTTGTTTTAAATTATTAATTAATTGTTGTTTATATTCTATTGCAAGTCCTAATTTTTCTTTTATTAATTGTATATCATCCTCATTTCTTTTTATCGGCAATACCTTTAAATTATACTTTATCTGACGAGGATCATAAGAAACAAAATACCAATCTTCAATTCCGGTTAATAAAGAATAGCCTTGAATTTGCCAATAATATTCTTTACGGTATTTCTTAAAACTATCCGAATCGAGAAGAAGATTATCCAAATGAATAGCGATATTGTAAGGACACTTAATTTCGATACCAAAAGTACCATCTTCACAAACACCATCAGGGGTTCCACCAAAGTTCTCATCATAAATTATAAATCCACTGGGGATAATAGGTTGGTTAATAAATTCAGAAAATACTTGGATGGCTTCGTTCTCGTAAGAGTTCCCCCATTCGGTAGCCTCATTACCTCTAAACATTTTCTCATTGCTTATATCGACAGTTAAAGTTTCTGCAACCTTTTCTTTAATATATGTTTTAGCACCTTCGGAAATAAGCTCTGACTTTGTTCTTGGCTCTACCATTAATCTATGGAGTTCACTTGGAGTAAACCTACCACTTCTGACCTTGTGCCATTCTTCAGAACCGTGAGGAATATATTTATTCTTTTCCATTGCTTTTATTGGTTAATAGTAAGAAAATAATTGATAACACCATAGTAAAGATAAAAGGGAAGAAGGCCCAAAACCACTCGATGTCTAAAAGCCTAAACGCTTTTCCAAAAATTAGTGCCGATGTGGTAATCAGTACCCATCCTAATATGCT